CCTTCTGATAGAAAGAACTATTCCACTACCTTCTTCAACAGTTACGATGTAAGGTAGCTTGATACCAGACGGCTCCCCATCTGGACCAATATCTTCGAAGCCATCTAAATCTAAATCAACATGACACTCGAGAAGAGTGTACATCGTTTGTTGTTTTCCAGATTTTTTAGTGCCTTCTAATTCTTTTTCTTTTTTTGAAACATCATCGTTTGTAGTCATCGCAGGTGGACCAAGTTCTACATCCGCATAGAATCCTGAAACTTGTTGTTTTCTTAAATCGTTTTCTGAAATTTTAATAACGTGAATAATAGACTCTGCTTCTTCTAAACTGTTTGCTGTGTATGGCACAATTAAATCATCTGCAGGTATAAATTTAGAAACAGCTCTACCTAATAAATCATCGTAATAAACTTTTTTAAATGTAGATCCTGCTAGGGGTAAATGAAATAACATGGAGTCAAACTCTGGTTCATACTCTTTCATCTCATCCATGATTAGATAATTCATGTAATCTTTTACACGTTCAGCTTGTTGTTGTTTTGGAGGTGTGTTGATTCCAAGTATCTGCGTTCTCACTGGACCGTCACTTGGTAATAACTCTTTGTATGCTGTAGCTTGAAACTGTGTAACAGCTTCTGCTAACACTGGGTG